AGTAATGTAGCCGGTAGCAACTTGTGCAGCAGTCGCTGTGGTTGTTGCGTTAATAGCAGCAGTTGTTGGGTGATTCTGATCTGTATAAACCAGATTTGTTGCTGTTACAGTTGTAGCCGCCAAAGTTGTTACGCTAGTGGCTGTGCCAAATGTAGCATCAACAGTGACAGCGCCGGTAGTGGGAGCTACAGTGATAGATTGAAAGCCATTTTGCGAGCGTACTGGGCCGGTAAACGTGGTGTTTGCCATGATTTTTCCTTACATACAAGTGGAGTGCATCAGTCTGTATGTCGTCAGCCGGGACTGTCCAATGCACCGGAAACCCCGGGATGTGTCCAATATAACCTATTTCTAGGAAAAGAAAAAGGGGCCGAAGCCCCTTTTTTCTTAGTTGGTGATTTCCAACCTTTTTCGCTTAGGCTGCGCCAGGCGAACCGAACAAACCGCGTGGATCGCTGAAGCCAAAGCTATAGCGCTCACGAGCCTTGTAACGGACGTTGCCGGTGTCAAAGTCGCCTTCAAAACCAGTCTTCATGGACACGCGCTCAAACATTTTCATGCCGTTAGGAGCGTCAGTCTTGATGAAGAACGCGTCTGGATCGGTCAAGAAGTTGTTAACCACGTAGCCCTGAGGCACCATGCCCATGTTGCGGATGGCGTTGACGTCGTTATCAGCAGTACCAACGCGGAGCGTGGACTTCATGATACGGTCAGCAGTAAACATCAACTCTTTGGGGATGATCAACTTCAGGCCTTGGACAGCAATCTTCAAGCCGCGCTCATCAGTGAACGCTGCAATGTCGATCAGAGCTTGTTCCAAGGCTGTCTCGGACAAGTCGGCGGCTGTAGCCAAGGTGTTCGACAGGTTTGGACCGGACAGAGTTGGGTGATTGGTTGCGCACAAAGCAACACCGTCACCACCGATAGAGGTGGTAAAAGCGTTGTTGAGCACAGCCGCAGCCTTGATCTGCTTGGTTTGAGCCATTGAACGGGCCAAAGCCTTGGTGTAGCGGGCCGATAGACGGTCGTAGAGGTTGTCCTCAACGGCTTCTTCGGTCAGCGAGAACGCCAAAGCGATAGTCTCGTGGGTGTAGCGAGCAGTAAAGACTTCTTGTGCTTGGTCGTATGAAACGCCCGCGCCTTCAGTTTTTACAGGAGCTTCGCCGAAGCCCGATTCCATCACTTCCTCTTCAAACGCGCGGTCCGAAGATTCGACAGAGTAGATTTGAGTGTGTTGGTTCTCGTAGTTTTTGTACTCGAGTCCGAACAGAGCATTGAGACCAGGCTCAAGCTCTTTCACCAGTTGTGCACGTGAAATTGCCATGATTGATCTCCTTAGGTGCTAAATCCAGGCGTGCCGGTGCTGCCATAGATATGTTCGTTAATTTTCACAACAAGAATGGCGTATTGGCCCATCTCATTGCCCGGTACATTCCACAAACCCACTGCCTTCAAGTTGGTAGCAGCAGTTTCAGTGAACGTGCCACTCATGCTCATATTGGACACACCAGTGGTGGTGCTACCAGTAGTAGAGGCAGTGATTTCAGCGTTCAAACCGATGCTTGCTTGAGCAGGTGTGCCTGCGTTCTGGATAAGAAACAACTGGCTTGGATCGTCCATCACGTCAGCCATGATCTGGCCAGCGGTGATGTTAACGGAACCAGGGTAGTAGTTCTTCCAGGTAGGCTTACCTGTGGTTGGATCAATGTAGTTGCAGCCGTTAAAAACGCCTACAGCAGCAGTGTGATCCGTGTTGTTAAATTTAACCAGGTAACCATTGTCAATGGTCACTAGGTCGCCTTGAAAAATTGCCCCGGACTGGTTATCGTTAATCAAGTAACCGTACTGTTTCTGTGAACCAGTAGCGGACAGATTTCCGAGAGGACGCAGACCAAAGGGCTTATTTACGTTTGCCATTTGTCATTTCCTTAAAAAGTAAAATTTGTTAGCCCTTGTTAGAGCCGCCAAAAGAAACGCGAGACTGACGTGTGGGTCGTTGAATGGTCATGCTATTGTGGGCATTCGCTTTCATCAACTCATTGTCGGCCGCCTGTAATTGGTCGTTCGCTCGACTTTGGTAATACGCACTGCGTTCTTCCAACGTCTCAATCGGGATACGTGCAAGAAGTAAGCCTCCCACGCTGATAATGCCAGCATGTCGGCCGTCTTCAATTGTTGGGACGTGATAGTCGGGGTACTCGTCCCCACGAACCAGCTCATACCCCTCGCGGAGCTTTCCAGAGATGTTCGTGCGGTCGTCCATACCACCAGCTTCAGCCCGAATCCAACGGTGCTTATATCCAGGAGGCGGGGGTGGCGCATCCAGTCGTGAAGGGGGAGCCCAAGGTTTACGTCGCGCATCTTTCTCACGAGATTCGACCCCGCGAGAACTGCGATTGAGTGTAGGTACTTTAACGTCTGACATGGTCTTACTCCTTTACGTACTTGGCATATTCCTCAAGAGGAACACCCAGTTTTTTGGCAATTGCAACTTGACTTGGGGTCAACTTAACAGTGCGGCGTGCGTTGTTGATACCCGATGATCGGGATGCAGGTGCCACCGTTTGCACGAGTCTGGCGGACCTGTTAGTTTGCGCATGCTGACCCCCACCCAATTTCTGGGGGAAGGTCTGCTTTAAGCGATTGTCTAGCTCATCATAATACTCATTGCTGTTTGGGTCAAATCCCTCGCTTTGAATTAACTGGCGATGGATTCCCCATGCTGCATGAGTCATGGCTGTATCTCGGCCGTACCAAGGATTGCGTTCCGCCCATTCCTCGACACGTGGGTCAACTTCCTGCTGAACCTGTACCTGGGGCTGCTGTGCAGCTTGCTGGGTAGCGACCTGTTGCTGCTGTGTCCACTGCTGAACCTGCTGCTCGCGCTGCTGGGTAGCATGGGTAATCTGGTTCTGCTCCATAGTGAGCGAAGTCAGGCGCTGTTGGGCTTCCGTTTCGGTGTCAATGTCACCTTCCTCACGGGCCTTGCGGATAATCTGCTTGAGAGCTACCACTTGCGTCTGAACACGGCCATTGGCCTCGCCCAGGCGTTCGCTGTCAGCGGTCATGTACTGCTGCTCGAGCTGCGTAGCGCGGGCCTGTACGCTCTTGGCGTACTCCAAGGCTGCTTGCTCGCGGCGCTGAGTCTCGCGCAGGCGCGCGGTCAGCTTGTCAATGCGTTTCTTAACGCCTTCGCTGTACTGGTCAAGTTCTCCACCCTCATTGGGCTGCTGTGAGGTAGTCTCGACCCGAGGCGCTTGGGGCTTGTCCAACACTTCAGCAGCACCGTCCTCCCCAATTGCAACGGTGGCCGGACTTTCGTCCTCACCTATCTTAAATTCAAGTTCGTCATTCATGTCATTGCTCCTTTACATGTGCAGAATGTCTTCGGGACTGTTCACCACTCCAAGTACCTCATCGTCGTTGATGAGACGAATCTCACCGCCGTCAATTGGGATGCGTGCGCCAGCGTAGCGGCCAAAAATAATCCAATCACCCTCTTTGCACCAGGCACCAGTGGGGAATTTAGATTGATCGGCGTAGGCTAGGGACCCTACCTTTAGGACGTAGCCGCACACTGTGCCAAGCTGGGTCCTGCGCTGAGTTTCTTCGGACAGGACAATGCCGCCCTTGCTCTTCTCAGCGCCTCGGTAAGGAAGAATGGCAATGCGCCACCCTGTAGGCTGGGGAATGGTGTCTACAACCGCTTGGCTGAGTTTTTCTGGGTCGAAACCCAGCTCTGTGTAAGCATCGTCAAGGGCAGGCGGTTTGTTAACTGCCTCCTCAGCCCACTTACGCTCCAAGGCGGTCATGTTGATTTCAGGTACTTCTGCGGTTTCCATGGTCTTCCTTTACTTGAGAAAATCGTCTGTTTCGTCCGTGACTTTTTTGAGTAAATCTTTCACGGAATCTTCAACCATTCTCAAACCCTCAAGGCGACCCATCATGAAGCGATACCGCTCCATGTCTGTGATGGTTCCGTTCAAGACAATCTGTTTAGATTGATCTTGGAGTTTCCTGATTTCCTTCAGAACTGCTTCTGCAAATTCAAGCATGGTGTTTCCATGAAAAGCAGACGGTACAAGGCCCCGTCTGATAGCACTTACTCACGAATTAGTATATCTTAACGGGGCGATTGCCGTCTTTCTTTTTTACTATCTTGTAGGGACCCTGAACTCCTTTTGGAGTTTCCACGCCCCCGCCCTTGGCCATCTTAGTTTTTCCTGCCTTGCTGTAAGCAACGGCAACGGCTTGTTTTACGGCAGCAGCTTTGCTCTTTGGCTTGCTGGTACCGATCATTCCGTCTTGTTTGTAGTCGCGAACAATCTCTCCGATGTTGGAGCTAATCGTCTTCCTGCTGGAACCTTTTTTAAGCGGCATATCGGCCTCCTGGTTGTTGGGTCTGATTGACCTTTTCCTGCTGCAACTGCAGCTTCTGCTGGTTAACTTGGTTAGTCTGCTGTGCCTTCTGCTGATCCAAGGCCAAGCGCTGCTGGTCAAGGCCAATGCGGGCCTTGTCTGCCTCTGCACGCTGGGCAATTTCCTTCTCCTTGATCTGCACCAAGGGATCAGGTCCTTCGCCACCCGCAAACTTGTCTTGCATTTCGCGCACTTCCTTCATGCCCATGGCAATGTTGATAGCGACCATGCCTTCTCTTTGGATGGCAG